GGCGTGCCTGTCAGGTATAACTACTTGACTTGCAGTTTCATCACATCGGAAAAACTCATCAACCGCCTTTATATGAAGAAGTTCTTCATTTTCAGGTGATAATTGAGTTTTCTTAAAGAGGCGAAGTATATTTCGCATACACTTCAATACGCTTAAGTCGGCGTCCTCTTTAAGTACCCCAGTAGAAGGTTCGAATACTTCACACAGCATACCTGAGAAGAGTCTCGGGATTGCTTGACCTTTGGCCAACTTGAAGCCAATGGGGCAGGTGAACCTGCCAGATGAAAGTCCTAGAAGTAGGGCCTCATCAAGGGCGGGTAAAGCTACGGTTAGGAATCCGTAGCCTTCGTTTTCGAATCTTTTCTTGATCGTTTGTAAATCACGATCAAGGCCTTCCACATCAGGATTAAGCCTTTTACAGTCATGTAAGAGGCTTTCTAAGAGAGCGATCGGACTTTTCATCATTTCCTCCGCAAGGGGGTACATGATTCCGAGTCTGGTCACCTTCTCGCCGATTAACATCGGCATCTGCTGACATACTTGGCAGTATGTTCCGTGGATTCGACCAAGGAACTGAACAACCGGACATTATGGCAAGAATAGCCATAAGCCCAGTGAACAGCCCGAAGCGAAGCACAGAAGCAACCACAAGTCCACGATAATACGAATCATAGCGATGCATTATTGCCTCCCTATACGCCTAGAACGGCGCCGAATTACTCGGATTCGAATTAAGACTGGAACTGTAGAAGCTTAGCAGTAGTCACTTCAGCATCATCTCGAAAGTCCGTCAAGGCCTTTGCGAGTGCGACCATGGCCGCATCCGTAAAGCCAAAGCTCGGACGAGAGATGGTCAGTGAAACAGAAGCAACTTGCTTCTTGACCAACCCAGAATAAGGGTCGGTCGCGTTCACTGTCTGCGTCATCTGAACGTAGTGTTTATCACCCCCGCCTTTCGGGCGAGAGTGGTTGATGATAACGGTATAACCGTTACCACCAGTATCCACACGTTCGGACCCATAGCCATCTTGCTTCACAATAGTGAAAACAAGAGAGGGCGTGGGCGATGCAGCAGCGATAGTGACAGGATCGGGTAACATAGACGTCTCCTTGTGAAATAAATTGGAGCTATAACACGGAATGTGTCAAAGCTTAAATTTGGCACGCTGTGCGATTAGCGCACCAAGGATAGACATCTGATAAGCCGTCAAAGTAGACGGTACAGATGTTAGTTTCACATCAAGGATCGTAGAAACATCGGAACGAGTTATACACTCGTAATCGAAACGACTCTGATGCTTGTTTATCTTCTGAACAGTCGATGAACTAGCAAAAGAGTTGTTTATCCGAGTTTCAGTTACGATATTGGTTGCGGTTGAGATCTCGGTGATAAGACTTCCTGTCGATTTGCAGGAGATCATACCCCAGTTGATCAGACTCGGGTCGTGGTTAATTGTGTCAATAAGCTCGACATAATTACCCAGACCAGTGAACCAATCAACTAGCCACGTAAACGGAATCAAATTATAGAAATCCGTTACACGCGGTTCGAGACCAATTCTCTCGGCAAAAACATGCCGTTTGAATTCGACAGAGTTAGAGGGTGGAAAGTCCCAAGTGCAATTCACAACGAGTTGCACCTGAGAAACTCTCTCCACTCTCGACCAAGTAAAAGGTTGCGCAAGCGCAATCTCATACTCGCTCGTGTCGTAAACGAAACCAGAGACACCTTCCCCGGTCGCAGAAAGAAATTCTCTCTTAGACCGAAGCGTTGTTGCCTTACCAGATCGACGTATTAAGAAGTTAATCTTCTTACTCGTCTTTTCCGGTAAAGTCAACAAATCCATGGCATCCTTATAAGTCTGCTTCCAACCGAAGTGGTACGATAAGTACTCATTCGGGACATTCTTCGCTGCACCTTTAAGGTTGAAAATAACCTTGCGGAGCTTTGGAGAATGTCTTAAGGAAGAGTAGACCTTGCTGAGATCCAAAATCGTCTTTTGCAGAGAAGCAATAGAACGAGGAATGTCTCTCAGTTCGACCAGATTACGAAATAGAGAGTAATCTCTATTGAAAGGAGTAATACCTTTCAACATCGAGACCGCATGAGCCTGGCAAAGAGCCTTGCTAAATGTGATCTCGCTGTCACGTAACTGATTATAAGTTGCCGCGGATAGTGTAGCTGCGGTGGGACTATACGTCTCCCTTTCTACCTCATCTGTCCCTGAGAAGCGTTCGTAGGTTCCCCCACGTTCGCCGCACAGAGGCTCATTGGTATAAGTGGATAAATACGTACTAGTCACATGGAGTTCACGAGCAACACTACGAGGCGGTGAAAAGATTTGACCCTTGAATAATTCAAGTGTCCCTCTATCACTACCAAACAGTCGAGTCCGTGAAGTCGTATCCTTGATACGGTCAAGTAAAAGCTGCTGGGTTGTAACAGGCCCATCATATTTTACATCCGTCCACTGATTGTGCAAGTAGTAAGGACTCCAACAGAATGAAACTAAGCCGTAGTTAACGTCTTGGTTCCAAGCATGATGGGTCTTTACTTTCAACGACTTTCTCTGTAAAAGAACAGAGTTAGGGTTGCGTACTCTTGTACGATTAGCGGGCGTAATTGCACTAGGAGATACCTTGAACTTAGCGGTGGGGTCAATCGCAAAAGCGAAAGACTTCACTAAACTCAAGGGCATCAACTTGTACAAAAACGACTCAAGGCCGGAGCTATTTTTGATAGCAGTATCAAGACGATACTCATATAACATATGAGGATCATATCCCTCAGGCAAACCACGTGTATCAAAACGTAGTTCTCCTCCGAGATTTATCGTCATGACTGCTATCCTCCGCTGATGTGGAAACAGGCACGTGCGTCCTGAAATATAGGACCACCATCAGTGCTTACGCACTGGCTCACCC